ATACAGGGGATGCAGACGAAGCCGACCGCCCGGCTGGCTACGGTTGGCGCTCTTCCGGCAAACACCTACGCGAACGGCACAGCGGGCCTCGGCGCCACGCTGACCGCGACCGTGAATGCAGCGTTGAGCGTGGACGGTGTAGCGGTCGCGATCAACGACGTGATCCTCGTCAAGAACGAGGCGGCTGCGGCGAACAACGGTCTCTACACGGTCACCCAAACTGGATCGGGTGCGGCGCCATATATTCTTACGCGCCACGTGGATATGGATACTACGGGCGAATACAGCGGCGCCATGGTGCCGGTGGCGAATGCCGGTACGGCGAACGCGAACACCATGTGGCTCGCCAACCCGAGCACGCCCGTTACGCCAGGCACCACGCCGATCCCGTTCACGCAGATCAATGCCGCGACGAGCTACATTGCCGGAAACGGCATCAGCATTTCGGCCAACACGATCAGCGCCGTTGGCACGACAAACAGGATCGTATCGGCCGCTGGCGGTATTGATATTGCGTCTACTTATTCCGGTCAAAGCAGCATTTCGACGGTTGGCACTATCACGGCAGGAGCATGGAATGCGTCGACGATCGCCGTTGCGTATGGCGGCACTGGCGCGACGACGTTCACGGCTGGCTATCTGAAGGCCTCGGCGGCGACGCCATTCACGACGGTCGCGACTATTCCGAATACCGACATCGGCGGGCTCGGAACTATGGCGGCGCAGAACGCGAACGCAGTCGCTATAACGGGCGGCACGATCGATAATATTACGATCGACGGTGGTACGTTTTAGATGCCCGATATTCGCCTCTATCAGCATGGAAGCCCTTATCAATACCGCATCGATTGGGTTCTGCTGTCTGATGGCACGCTAGATACGACAGATGCGCTTGCGACTGCCGTCACCATGGCACTCGGGACCGATCGTCTCGCGCTGCCGAGCGACCTGCTTCCTGATCCTGATTCGAACGATCGCATGGGCTGGTGGGGCGATCTCGACGCCGATCAGATCTGGGGCGGCTGGCCGGTCGGGAGCCGGCTCTGGCTCCTCGCGCGATCGAAGATCGTCGGTACCGAGGCGCGCGGCGGCGCAACCGTGACGCTCGTCGAACAGTACATCCGCGAGGCGCTGCATCCATTCCTCGATCTGAAGATCGCCTCGCAACTTGAAGTCAGGGCCGTGCGGGTTGGGATGGAACGCATCGATGCGCTGATCCGGCTTTATCGGGGGCCGTCGCTCGAGGTTGAATTGAGATATCAGGTGCTCTGGAACGAGATGATAGAGCAAGTGGCAGCGTCCTCGCGGCAGCTGATCGGGTGACAGGAGAGTGCGATGCCGTGGAGCACGCCGACGCTGAGCCAGGTCCGCAGCCTCGTCCGCGATTACATCCAGGCCAGCTTGCCTGGCGCCGATGCGATGGTGCCAAACTCCGTTCTGCGCGTGATGAGCGACGCGATGGGCGCGCTCTGCCATCTGACGCTGCAATATGTAGATTGGCTCGCGCGGCAATTGATGCCGGACACGGCGGAGGCCGAGTGGCTGGACCGGCACGCGGATATCTGGCTGGTCAATGCCGACGGGTCTGTTGGCCGCAAGAGCTCGTCCTTGGCGAGCGGCAGCGTCACGATGACATCGGTGTCCGGCCTGGATGTTGCCGTGCCGCAGGGCACGCAGATGAGCTACGCGACGAATGTGGTCTATGAGACGCTGGCCGATGTGACGGCCAGTGACAACCCAACCGAGGTGAGCACGCGATCGATCACGGCGGGGACGATCGGAAACCTGCTTCCGGGGTCGTCGATTGCGGTCATGAATCCCGTGCCGGATCTTTCGTCCACCGCGATCGTGGTGACGATGGACGGCGGCGTTGACGAGGAGACCGACGACGAATTGAGGTCGCGGCTGCTGTCTCGCATCAGGCAGCCGCCTATGGGCGGGGATGCGGCTGACTATGTTCAATGGGCCCTGTCCTATCCTGGCGTGACGCGCGCATGGTGCTCGCCGCTCGAGATGGGGATGGGAACCGTGACGGTTCGTTTTATGATGGACGATTTAAGAGCGGATTACGATGGCTTCCCGCTTCCAGACGATGTTGATGATGTAGCGGCATATCTCAACACGGTGCGTCCGGTCGCGGTCAAGGACCTGTTTGTTGAGGCGCCAATACCATATCCTATAAACTTGCGGCTTTCCTATATCGACCCTGAGACGGCGTCGACCCGCAGCGCTATCATCGCCAGCCTGGAGAACGAGTTTCTCGTCCGATCGCAGCCAGGGCAAACGTGGTATCGCGCCTGGACCGATGAGGGCGTCATGGGCGCGGCCGGAGTTAATTCCTACACCTTGGTTGCAAGCGACACGCCGATGCCGAATCTTGGCGACATGGCAGTTCTTGGCGATGTGACCTACGGCTGATTTGGATGGGAAGAGTCAATTGTGGCAGATCGACATGTCCGCCGTTCAGGCGCCGATTATGCATACGGGTTGATGGCACTCCTGCCGCGCGGCAAGGCATGGTCGCGCGAGATCGACGGGGTGCTTTCGCAAACAGTCGATAGCATTGCCGAGTATTGGGGGACGGTCGACGGCCGCGCGGCCGATCTGTTGGAGATCGAGTCAGATCCACGCGCTACGATCGAGCTTCTGCCGGACTGGGAACGAAACTGGGGACTTCCCGACCCGTGCGTAATCGATCCGCCGACTGCGCTTGCCGAGCGGCGCTCGCTTCTTGTCGCGAAGATGACGTTGCTCGGCGCACAGTCACGGGCATTCTTCTACCAAGTCGCAAACGAATTTGGCTACACGATTCAGATCAGCGAATACTCGCCGTACATGTGCGGCGTCTCTCGTTGCGGCGATACGCGAGGGGCTTTCAATCCGGATGATCCGCAGAATTACTATTGGCGGCTCGGGCCACCGGCCAACCGGTTCTACTGGACCATCCATGTTTCTTCGCTGAAGGTTTCGTATTTCCACTGCAATTCGTCTCAGTGCGGCATCGATCGGCTCCTGGCCTTCGAGATCGCGAGCGATCTGGAATGTGTGTTCGATAAGTTGAAGCCCGCGCACACCGAGATCGTCTACAATTACTCGCCGATGGAAAGTCTCGACTTCACGCAGCCATTCGATACTCAGTATCTGACGCTAGGGATCATGTAGATGCCCGAGAATAAGCAGATCAAGGATGGCCTGGGGAATATCTTCACGATCAGGATGCGTGATAATTCGCCGTTGCAGGACGGCAGCATCATGCAATCGATCGTGCATTCGTCGCTCTACCCGCTCGACTACGGCGGCGGCGGAATCTTCCAGCACGTCGCGAAGTCCGGCGTCATTGCCGCGATGATGCCGGCGAACTCGCCGATCTACTCGTTCCGCTGGGCGTCGGCTGGGATGTTCGCGCTGGTGTGGCGCGTCCGGATGATGGCATGGACGGTCACGGCGTTTTCTGGCGGGTTGGCCACGTTCGATTTGTTTGCGGCGCGATCGTTTACCGTGGCCGATACCGGCGGGACACTGGCCAATCTTAGCGGAGAAAACAATCAGCTGCGCACAAGCATGGCCTCGTCGTCGGCGTCGATCATGTACGCGAACACTGGCGCGTTGACGCCGGGGACACGGACGGTAGATGCGGCTCCGATGGAGAGCTTCATCGCGCTTGCGCCGACGACCGACAACACGCTGTTTCCCCAGGAGCCGGTTTTTTTGTTCCAGAAAGATAAGAATGACCATCCTCTGTTTCTCGCCCAGAACGAGGGTTTTATCATTCGCGGCAGTGTGCCGCAGTCCAACAGCACATGGCAGTTCTCCGTGACCGCAGAATGGAATGAGGTTCAGGTTTATTAGTCAAATAGGAGGCGACAATTCTATACAATCAGCCGCTCGACCAGCCAGGCAACCCCAACGCGCCTTATGTGGATGGCAATCCTGCTGCCGGCGTCCAAGGCTCGATCGTACCTGCGGCTTCGATTGAGTTCGACCAGCGCGAGGTGGTAGAGGTCATCACTCGCGCAAATGTGCGTGGTTACAAAGATTTCACCGGCGCCGCATGCGCCATACCGTCAAACGCTGACCAGACGCAGCTAAGAAAGGCGATCGAAGGGTTTATCGGCGATATTAATCCATATATTATCGATAGTGAAGTGACGTACAGCGTTCATGGGCCTGGGGCATTCTTCCCTGACTTGATCACGGCCATGAATTATCTCGGCCACTACAAGATCACTCCGAGGGGGCACGTTATTTTGCAACTCGGCGGGGCAGCCAGTGGGGCAGCGACCAAGTATACTTACACGAATCAGGTCATATTTAATCACCCGAACAACGATCGCATATCGGTCATCGGCGCCAGGATGCTCAAGCCCGTGCCGCTCGACGATAGCGGCTACGCCTCGAACGGTTCGTCCGCGGGGCAGCGCGCGACTGACCTGATAACCAATCTAGCAGTCATGCGGTCGTGCTTTGCGACCGAGCTGCATTTTCAAGGCGTTCCGAACATTGGGGGGTCGAACTTCGGATCAGGCGCGATCATGATCGACGGCACAATGCTCATGCATCTCGACGCGATCTTGTTTACCGGTGACACTGGATGCGTGGGCATGTATACGACCTGTCAAGGCGTCTGCAACGGCACGCTCGTGAGCGGAGTACCGACGATCTCTGGCATCGCGTTTTTGCAATTTTCTTACGGTATTATTTTTGACGCCGGGTCGTCCATCGTGACGCAGGGCGCTGGATTCGCTCAAAATTTATGGGCGCCGATAATCACCATTGGCAACTCCGGTCAAGGCATAGTCGTTCTTAATGGAAGCTTCTACACGACATTTGGGAACGTCATAACTCTTGGCAACGGCGCAGATGGAATAGTTTGTTGGCCAGGGGCAGGTATTCAGTTAGACGGAGGTCTGTTTGCTTGCTCTAATGCTCAAAACGGTCTCAATCTCGGAGGAGCTACGCCGGCCTATGTCAATGGACCGTGGAATGGCGGAGCGACTTATGGACCGTCACATTTTTACAAAAACGGAGGTTGGGGATGCAGCGTCAACGAGTCCGGTCTCATGTTGTATGGCGACTGCGGGGCCGGTGCCAACTTGAACGGGAGCGGAAGCGTCGGTGCCTGGAACGGGAGCGTTGTGA